TGCTCTCATGTTTCTTGCTGTCATCTGCCAGCATACATTCAAACACTGGTACTTTAATTTTAGAAAATTTATTAATTGTTTTTTCTGTAACTCCACATCTTAGATCTTTGATTAGTATTCTACGATACCAGTAATTCCATTCGTCTTGCAGACTATCATCACATAATTTTTGTACTGCTTGTCTTGCAGTATTACCTGTAGTTTCTCTTTCTTCTAATTGTCGAGCTATTTCTTTAAAATCTCCCCAGTCTATGCCTCGACCATCTTGTTGTGATTCCGGAACTTGTTTTAAACCAAATGTTCTCAGTTTATCCATAGCCATACTAACACCTTCAAAAAACTGAATATTATCAGCTGAGTCTTCACGAGCAATCACGGACTCTTTGAACTTGCGTGAGTTATCACTCTCTAATTCTTTTATAATTTCGTATGGTTTCATTTTATATTGGATGTTTTTGATCTGTTGAAAGTCTCATTAGGTTTTAATCTTATTTGTGGATTTCTAAATGTCCAACATTCTCCAGTTTCATTAATAAAGCATACCCATAGTAGATGTTCTTCCATGCCATAATCAATTAAGAAATGAGCATAGGCTTCTCCTTTGGGGGTTATTATAGGCAGAGCTGGATTCAATTGTACAATCATTTTTTATTTCCGTATATTGTTCTTGCTAATTTCTTACCACAATCACCTAATCCGTTGGTATGCCATACTATTCTATCCTGTGGCACACCTGTGAACATGGCTATTTTTTTTAACTCGTTATCTCGTAGGTCCATATCACTCTTTAGACACAGTGCATAGGGCATGATACCCATACGCATCAATTCTTTCACAGAGTGTTGCACAGGTTTGGTTTTGATCTCTCCTGCGGCTTTTAGATATGGTACTGGTACATACAGCACAATTCTCACATCTTCTTTCAGTGTCATCTCTCTCACTGCTTCTATGGCCAATTGGTTTTCTAAGTCGCCCACGTTACCACCTATCACTGTGACAGTGTTCTTGGCTTCAGTCTTTACTATCCATTTACGAATCTCTTCTGTGATATGCGGAGTAACCTGCACAGTGCTGCCTTTGTAATCTCCCATTCGCTCTTTTTCTAATACTTCAGCAATCATATGTCCCACAGTTTTATATTCTGCTGTGACTTTTTTAGATACATTTAAACAAGGATCTAGATATTTGTAATCTATGTTGCCTTTGACAGATTTCTGTATAGCTCTTGCTAATTCCACTTTGTCCACTGCGGAATGTACTCCATTCAATATAATTGTGTGTGTCATGCTGATAAATTATTATATAAATCTGTTGCAGAAAAATATTCTTTACTTAATATTTCTTTTTGAGTACCTAACAATGGTAGATAATTTTGATAGTTTTCCATGTAGTTTTTTATTTTTTCTATTATTAAATTTTTATGTTTATAATAAGATTCTAAAGATTCAGTCCACTGAGAAGGGTATTTAAATTCTTCCAAAGCCATTTCTTTATAACTCAATCGATCTGGTATCATAGGAATGCAGTCAACAAGAGCACCTTCATACCAGCTAATACCTAGGGTCTCTTGTAAATTAGCACTGAATACCATTTTACTTTTGCCTAATAGGGTATGATATTGATTTTTATCCAGTTGTTTTTCTTGGCACACTACAAATTCATATTGTGGCATAGACTTTTTAAGATCTAAAAATATATCTAATTGTTTTTCAGGGGCTAATCTATGAGGGAATAATATAATATTTTCTTTGGATATATTTTTATAATTTAGTAATGTGTCTTCGAGATATTCCATGGGCCATCCCGATCTCACTATCTTACCTAACTGGAACATTTGATCCACAGTTTCTTTGTCAGCCAATCTACCTAGATCCATTAAATTATGTAAGAACATATCAATATGGAAATCAGTAGCAAAGTAATTGTGGTCAAAACACTCAAACATGCTGCGTTCAGCCATACGCACCCAAGGTTTATCACCTATCAGTCTGCCTAGAAAGTCTTGCGGGTCATAGGATCCTGCGTGCCACATGCCACCTATCTTAATTTTTACGTTTAATAATTCTGCCATGTATTTGAGTTGAATCACTGTGGGATTCCAAGCATCAGTGTATAAGAAATAATCACCATCTTGTACTTCTCCGTTACAGAATGCTGTGCCTATAATTTCCAATTGTTTACTCTTGTAAACATTGGTTCCTCCAAAATTGAGGAAAGCGCCTGGAGTTGTTGCTTGAGGAGATTCGCCTCCGGATATTGTTTTAACAGTGTGATTATTCTTTTTTAAAATTTTAGGTAGTTCTATCTTCCACTGTTTAGTGTATCTTGTTTCTACTGCTTCTAGATCTACTAACCAAATATTCATATTACAGTATTATAACACTGTCATGCTGTAAGTCAATTGGTCAATTAAACAATTAATGAACTTTTTGCTACAGTCTTAATTGGACTTACTGCGTTAGAATATTCTGTACATACTTTGTCTAAACAAGGTCCTATAGCTACTATGGCTGATTTATTAATAGGAACTCCATTAACACTTTCCATAGTGGGAATAAATGCTCCAAATGCTAATCCTTGTTGGCTGATCATTATCACCACAGGTCTGTCTAATGTTATAGTAAGATCATCTTGGTCTTTGATCTTAGCAACCACTTCTTCGCCAGTGGTCATTTTGATTGTTACAATTTTATCATTTTCTGGTATTTTCATAATTGTATAATATATGGCTTTGTGCTTCGTGTCAATTGCTATCTTTATTTGTCGGAGGCTATGTGTGGTAAGACGAACTGTATGCCCAACCAACGATACTTTTTAGCAGTGTCAGCAAAACTGCAATTGATTCTAGCAGTTCTTACTCTATAAGGATTCAGCGGTTCTATGACTATTCTATTTTCTGTTATGAATCTAATAGGTACAGTGGGCCAGCTGTCTCCATCATTAGTAGTACACACTATGTTCTTAAGATTCTTCAACCCTGGCACAAACTCTATCTCTAGTTGTGGTGGATTATTAAACTCTGACACTTTCTTGTCTGCGGGCAAGAAGTTTATGTAGGGCATGGGCAGTGTGTTCAACACCATTTCAAATCGATCAGCTTTGCCCCAATTCTCATTGATGGGGAATCGTGGCAGCTCGTATCTATCCTTGACACTGTCTATCACTCCTGAATGCTGTCCAAATGCCAATCTGAATCCCATGTCTTTGACCATCTCCTTGAACTCTAGGCCGTACTCTCCAAATGGATATGAGAAGTACTCGGGTATGGATCCTAACTCTCTCTGAAAGTCTTTGTTGGCTTGCCACAGATCATTCTGTATATCATCTCGACTTTTGTTCATTAGATAATCGTGTGAGTAACTGTGATGTCCTATCACTCCTATTCCTGATTCGTGTATCTCTCGCACCTGTGCCCAGGTCATGTAATTTCGATTCTTTTGATTGATTTCTCTGGTGTTTAAGAACAACACAAAAGGTATGCCTTCTTTTTTCAGTATAGGCCAAGCATTTTTGTAGAAACTGGCATAGGCATCATCGATGGTCAGCAATACTCTTTTATTATAAAGTTCTCTGTGTCCATGCACATAATCATCAAACTCTTCAATAGAGATGAAATCTAATTTCATCTTGCGAATCATCTTGAGTTGATTCTCAAAGTCTCGCATTCGTACGTTGGTTGAAGGATATTTGTTCTCATCAAAACGATGATACATCAATCCAATCACACCTAATTCTTGGTGCGGTTCCATAGACACGGCAATACTATTGATTGTAAAAAATAACAATAATAACAGCGTTCTCATACTTGTATTATAGTTTATTTTCTTTAAAAGTCAAAGATAATTCTATTAATCTTTTTTAAATTCACCATTTACTAATAAAGTATATCTATCTTCATATCCAAAATTGCAACTACCGTGTGGTGTACTCTCATGATCCCAAGTAAAAACATCTCCAGATTTCCATGTTAAAAATTTAGTGCCTTGTTGGAATGCCTGTCCGTGTTGCCAATCATCAAAAAATATAAGAAACAATCCATAATTTTTATTATAAGAAGTGTCTTCATTTAAAGAAAATTTACCCCATCGATTTCTATCAAAATGCATAGGAAAATGATGTCCAGGTCCTTCATTATGACAGTAAAAATTAATAGTATCTTCTTGTAAAGAAAGTTTTTCTGCTAATATAGGAATTAATCGATTTTTTATATTTTGTGGGAATTCTGTTATTTTAGTAATACCTGCTTTGTCCATTAAATCTTTATAGGATTCTTCGTGTGTCCAAGTCCATAACTCTTCGCTAGTTACAGATCCTTCTGTGCCGGACGCAGTTCTGTCAGTCCAGTCTTTTCTATAGAAAACATTTTCAAACCATGTAGGAATTTCTTTTGTTTTTACTTTTGTTTTTACTTCTTGAAAAAACCAATCTAAATCTTTTTTAAGATTAATTAAAGGAACAGTCCACTGATCCCATTGATTATTCTTACGTTGATTTTTAAATTGCCACTCAAACCACTGTTTCATATTATTTTTTTAACCAGAGTATGCCTCCCAAATCATACTTACCTTCACGATAAACAGAATATCCTATTTCTGACGGCGATAAAACATTAAACATATCTAACCATTTATATCTATCTATAAATCCACCCCGATTCCACCAGCCATCGATAAAACCAAACAATATATCTAATGCCCATACATCTCCAGGGGCTTGTCCTTCTCCTAACAGTAGATATCCTCCTGGTAGCAAGTTATTATAAGCATTTTGTATGGCTTTTTGTTTATTTTTTGCACAATGAAAAACATTAATTCCAACAATCATATTAAAAGCGTTGTCTATAGTATAAGGATCATCTATGTTTAATATTATTTCATTTTTATAATCTCCTTTTAAAAAACTGCTTTTTAAATCGCTGCGAATATAATCAACTCCTGCAGGAATATATTTGCTAAAGTTTCCAACGCCTGCCCCAACTTCTAAAATTTTTCCTTGATACAAATTATTTTCTAAACAAAACTGATGTGCTAATTTAGGAAAACCTCCCATAGGTGTGTCATTCATTAAAGATTCCCATTCTTTGGTCATGCCTTTAAATATGTGTTCTTTTAAATCTCCATTCCAAAAAACATCAAGTTTAGATTCTATTGCGTTAAAAAAAGGTTTAACAGAGTTATAACAGTTTTCTTCTCCGGCATTTTTTATTAATTTTTTAGATATGTTATAAAGATATTTTTGTTGTGGTGTTGTGGGAGTTTTAAGAATAATTTTTTCCGCAATTCTTCCGGCTGATTTAAGAGTATTATTATATTCTTCTGTGGGCAAAGACATAGACACCATACCTTTAGACATTAATTTTCTTTGAGGTTTTTTTGTTTGTGTTCTCTGTATATTTCCATAACGCACAGAAGCAGGTTGTAACTTTTTATTGTCTATGTTTATTTTTTGATATTTGTTTGCTACTAGTGCAATATCTTCTCCAAGTCTATTATCTTTACATCCTACCACAACAATATCTCCTGTTATTCCTGATCGTCTAAATTCGTCTTCTATCATTACAGGACTATAGTTGTCGCCACCTTTTATAATAATTTCTTTAAAACGACCAGTAAGCACTAAAAATCCATCTCGAAGTTCTCCTTTGTCGCCGGTCTTTATCCAACCATTGATTATAGTTTCTTCTGTAGCTATTTTATTATTCCAATAACATCTCATATTGTTTGGTCCTCGAACAAATACTTCTCCATTCTCTATTTTAAATTCTGTTCCTGGTATAGGTAGACCAACTGCAGGATAATTGTCTACCATGTGTTTTTTAAATTCTATGTCATTGAGTAAAGGCATTGTGAATGAAAAATTAATTGCTTCACTTAATCCGTAGCCTTGTCTTAATTTTGATCCATATAGATTATAAAATTTTTTACAAATTTCTTGACTTAATGCTGTGGCTGCTGTTAATACATATCTAAGTTGAGTGGGCCATTTTAATTTAGCTTCTAATAAATCTGCTATCATTGTTGGTACTAGATTGGCTGTGCCTGCTTGATATTTTTCACAATATTCGAAATATGTTTCTGGTTTAAATTTTTTAAGAAATACTGCTGTGCCATTCATGAAATAATTGCCAAACAAACTCATTGCTGCAGCATTGCAATGATACAAAGGTAATGCTGTTAGATGTACAGAATTTTTATTAAATTCGTGTAATTCTGCTACTGCTATTGCATTGTATTTCATTGCTTCTCTTGTTTGTACCACTCCTTTTGGATTGCTTGTGGTTCCTGACGTATAGAATATTGCATAATCTTCTACCGGTGATAACTCTCCTCCATCTAAAAATTCAAAAATATTTTTTGTATCTGTACAATGTACTATTACATGAGGAGAGCACTCTTTTTTTATAAATTCTATTGTAGCTTGTGGAGTTAAGTAAGGTTCAACAGGAATAGATATTAAATTTAATTCCCAATTACCTATCAACGCTTCTGAAATACCTGCAGGATCAGATCTAAAAATTAATACTCTACTACCCGGTTTTAAATGCTTAAGATTTTTTTTATATTTTTCTATGTCCTGAATATAATCACAATCGGGTGTTATAATCTTCATTTTAAAAATACAACTAATTAACCAACTTGGGCCATTTGCTTAGATCAGGTTTGGTCTTTTCTATTTTGGTTTTTTCTTTAGGTAACTTAGGCATGAAGTTTATACCTGTAATTTTTTCCACTGCTTCCACTGTGGTAGCATATTTGGGAAGATCTTCCACGGGTAGAGCTGTGTTGGGAAATATGAATGCTATAGCTTTGCCTTCTTTTCTATCAATAATCACTTTCCATAGAGTATCAGGCACTCCCACTTTGCCTTCACCTATGGTCTTGAATTCTTTGTTGTACACTGTGCCACTGATCACATATAGATCCATGCCATTGTCTACCACCCATTCTCTCACAAATGTTTCCAACTGTTTCCATATGCCTCTGTTGTGATTGGGCACCTGTGGAACCATGTTGGATAGGAAGAAACTCTCACTCATCACTTCTTCATTCTGTGTGTTGTTGCCTGCTGGAGCAAGATGTCCTCGGTCATAGGGATTGCCTGCATAATCTTTCAGTGTGCTTTGATGCTGTGCGGGTATGGCAGGATCTGGTCGAAAGTCATCTTTGCGTTTGGATGTGCCTGTGGTGCCTTCTATGGTCACATGCTCTACCACATACTCTGCTGTCTTGGTATCGTATCTGTAGTGTATAGCATAGTTTATCTTGCAGATGTACTGTGTATTTTGCTTGATCTTACTGATAGGCGCTCCCAGCAACACATGCTGTGGACACTGGTCATCTATGGGATTTGCCCATGCAGCATTGGCTATTAATAATGCTGATATGATTGTGATAATTCGTAGCATGACAGTATTTATATACTGCTATTTGGATTTGCGATTTTTTTTATTCTTGCGTGGTTTCTTAGTGTAGGAACCTGGGTGTAGGCGCACATCGAAGTAGATATAGATCAAGCCGCCTAGGATAACAAGCAGTAGTACAGCAGCAATCATCTCTCTCATCTGTGTCTCCTGTTGTTTGGGTGCCCGGAGTCACCCTCGCAATTACTTAGTCTTAGTCTTAGTCTTTGTCTTCATCTTCGTCCACTTCGTCGCCGTCTTCAAGGTCTTCAATATCATCCTCATCAGAATCATAATCGAACTCATCTTCATCCTGTATTTCTAACACGGATTTGATGTTGTCCATTTCAGACTCCAACTTCTCTATTTTTTCTTGCAGTTGTTCTATGATGTTTTTATTGTCTTCCATTGCACGCTCCTGGTTGTTTGGCGCAATATTTAAGTATGACTAATAAAATTATATCTAACCATATAACGCTATTAAATATTCATATAATGCAAAAAAGTTTTATCCCTACAGATAATATTACCAAAGAATTGTTGAACAACCACACAGTCACCAACGGCAGAAACTATGATGTTTTAATCAAGATAGACAATGATAAGATCACTGCTAGAACATTGGAACAACTGATGCAAGATTCTAATTGCAAGGTGGATCATACGATCTGTCATTCTCCAGATATATTTCCATGGATTAATAACACTCATTTAAAGCATACAGTTTTTAAAGATTGGGAGGCTCCTTCTTTCTATCTAAATTTTAAAGAGTCACAGGGATCTATAATAATAGAGACGTTACCTCAACATACCATACCTTTAGAACAGTATATTCAAACAGCTAAAAATAGAATAGAAAATAATGTTAAAAATCTTTTTGACAATTCTAAAAATATGATATTACTCTATAGTGGAGGAATTGATTCTATATTACTCATAAGTTATTTGATCAAATACAACAGATTAAAAGATACACCACTGATTTATTGTTATAATGAAAATACCGATAATATTATTCAACAAAAACGATTTGATTTAGAAAAAAGTCTAGGATTGAATATAGAATCTATAAATGTTTCAAAACAAGCATTAATAGATTATGCTAACCAATCCAATCCTTTTAAGTTTCGTAATTATCAAAGTCATTGGGTAGCTGAAAAATTTAAAGATAAAACAATATTAATCGGCAATGAAGGGAATTCTGTACTCTTTCATAAATGGGAGTGTCTCAAACGTTTGGGTAAACCTGCCACAAGAAAAAATATTTACGTGACTAGCTGTCATAATAGTATTGATTGGAATACTCCTATAGATTTAGATCACAACACTATTTCTTTTATAGAGCCTTACAGTAGATCTTGGAATAACAAAGTTTTTTCTCATATGTTGTCTCCTATTTCAGATATTTCTCTCATGCAGATGTTGCCGTTTGTTGATATTAGAGATATGGATCCCAACTTTGTGGGAGATGCTGAACTAATACGCTCTATGATTTATGACAACGTTAAACACGAATTAGATCCTCTTATAACTACAGAAAATTTTAATTGGGGGATATGTGATAGTTCTAAAAATCTACAAATAAAAGATATAGACAACAGTATGTTAGGTATCGATTTTAAAAAAAGAATAGAAACTAAAGGATTAATTCATATGAAACATAAAATTGATAGAGCTAAAATTGATGGTCACATAGAACCTCGTTGTCTTTTAGGATTAAAATATATAAATTATTTTTTGTAAGAAATACTATTTGGGATATTTTGGACGTTTGTGATTTTTAAATTTATAGAAATCATCAATAACGTCTCTGCAGGCATCATGCCAGTACTGACCGCTGTCTCTGAGCGATGAATTGGCCTCACGCAACTTCTCCATTTTCTTGGTTAATAATTTGTTCTGTGCTGTGGTGAGTCGTTTAGTGGTATTGCTGAGTGTGTCTAATCGAGATATAACATCATCAATAGATGGACAAGTGATGTCAGGCACTCGCGGAGCTTTCTTGCGAATCTTACGCCACATCTGCTCGTATTTGGGTAAACTCTTTGGGCGCCTTCTTGCCATGCTCGCTCCTGCTTTGTGCAAGTATTTACATTGGCGTATTTAAAAATTAAATGCTATGTCAATGATTATGTGCGTTGAAATTATTTTGAAATATTCCCATAGGGCTCTTGCGAGCCCCACGGTTGTGACTTTTCTGTTGCCACGGAAGTCATCACCGCCGAGGTAGCTGGTTATTAAGCAGCTAATCTCATTTTAGATCTACCAACTGTTAAGTCAGCGAATCCAAATGCTTTTTTAGTAGCATTTATAGTTTTGGACCTTTACAGGGTACCTAACTGATAAACTCCACGATTCTTTAGACATACGTCGAAACATGTCACCCCCGGTAGGGATTACATAAGCCACCAATAATAACTTTGGTGGAGGTGCGGGCATCGAGCCCGGTCCGTATTGTTTATTACAAACGCATCATCGCCTATGTGTGTATTTAAACATTATTTCGCAGCTCTGTCAACTTGACAATCTCTTAAAGATACTATATAATACAATTATGGGTGTATCAAAAAACAATCCTGGAACAAGACAAGAACACAAGAAACGTTTCTACAAAGGACAAGAAGTGCGAGCATCTTTGTATGTGGGCAAGGCTGTGGGACAAGGCACATACATGTCAGCAGCAGTGAACAACGAATTGATCTGTGATGAAAATGGCAAACCGATGCATTTTCGTTCTATTCCTTGGGATTAAAAATTACATTTTAACTGAGCGCCAGGCTGTAGATTATCTCGAAAGTCACGAACTTGGTCTGCAATACTCTTTGACTCTGATTTAGAGTCTATCATTTTTGAATCTGTTTTGGTTTCCGTTTTTGTTTGTACAGTAGCGTTGGGACCTACTCGACAATCCTTAACACTGCAAGAAATTAATAATAATAAAAATAGATATTTCATACTACTACTTATTTGGTGCACCCAGAAGGAGTTGAACCTTCAACCTCTGGTTTCGAAGACCAGCACTCTATCCAGTTGAGCTATGGGTGCATGTGTTAGTATAACACGGAATGGTAAAAAGTCTATAAAATATTTAGACTGGGTAAACATCAATTAAATACATTTGCAACGCCGCTTCATGCGACGTCGGATTTTATCGACGCTTGACAGTATCATGTCTTTACTGTAGTATACTACAGAACGCCGTCCGTGAGTGTGTAGACACAAGCACTAATACCATGGACTAACATGATGTTTTACGTAGATAAAAAATACGGGTTCTATAGAGTAAATCATAATCAACAGATCGTTGAAACTTTTAGCAAGATTGAAGCACTAGAATTAGCACAGAGATACAAAGGTTGGCCTTCTTATCATTTCCACGATGAAGTATTCTCATCATATGACTGGAAAAAGGAGATAAAAGAGAATATAGATAGTTTGTATAAAAAAAGAGCAGAGCAATTACGGTCACAACACAAATATCTCGTATTGTTATATAGCGGTGGATTTGATTCAAACAACATCTTAAAAACTTTTGTAAACAACAACATACATCTTGACGCAGTTGTGTGTTTCTATTACTCTGTAGATCACGATAACAATGAATCGGATATCAATCAAGAATGGCGATTACAGACATGGCCGCGATTACAAAAACTATTGCCATTAATACCACAAACAGAATTAATTAGATTAGATCTAACCGACTTGTCTCTCAATGTCATTGAACAGCTATATGATGAATATTTGTATTATATACCTGGATACATTGCTCCCAATTCTCTCAGCAGGTCTTTTATTAAATCAAAACTACCAAAAAAATATAGAGAGTCTGATGTAGGAATTATGTATGGTCATGAGAAACCCCGCCTACGTTTCAAAAACGATGAGTTTATTTTTAATTTTTCAGATATTGGCAATACTAACAGGCCAATTATCCAAGACAGCGGTGTAGAATGGTTCTATTGGAGCCCGGACTGTCCCGAACTAGTGATCAAGCAGGCACAGATTATCAAAAACTTTTGGCTTTCCAACAAGGATCTGATAGACACGCATTCCAAGAATCGCAAGAACCAAGACCTAGGCATCGTGTTGGATCACGATTACTTGCCTGCGCAAAGGATGATCTACCCCCAGTGTGATGAAAACCTGTATTACACATGGCGTCCTCAATCCAATGTGTTTGGTCGCAGGGATCAATGGCTTTATGACAGCAACACTGACAGCAAGAAAAAGATAATGAAGATATACGAGTCACTTCGCAAACTGCCAAAAAACTGGTTCAACAACGACACACACGATCAAGGATTGGTGGGTTCTTTGTCCAAGGATTATATCTTATGATAGCATATATCTGTGCCATGTTGATGGGATTGATTGGAGGGATTTTTGTGGGCCTGATGCCCAGTATCACTCCCACGCTGGGATTTCTGCTGTTGTTGCCATTGGTTTCTAATGACCCTGTTAGCCTGTTGATCTTTGCAATGACAGTGTGTATAGGCTCTCAATTCTTTGGCAGCCAAGCAGCATTTTACTATCGCATGTCCGGGGAGACCAGCAGCTTTCCTGTTTTGATGGAATCTAAGAATTTTGACACACCAAAAAAAATCTATCAGGCTGTAGAGATCACCGCTCATGGCAGTCTGTTCGCCACAGTGTTGGCTTTGGCCGCCATGATGGTATTGTTGTACACAGGATTGTTTAATCACGTGGTATTACCTATCTATGTCAAAGCAACGATTTTCGCCCTGTTGCTGGGAATGGCACTTTTCTACCCTTTCAAAAAAACATTGTCCAACTTGTTAGGCTTTGTTATTGTGATGTTCTTCGCCAATTACAGTGACATTGCTGCCAATATTAAGTTTGGTCTAACCATATATTATTTTGATCCATTGTATTCATTGATCGTTTTATTTTCTTCATATTTCCTTATTGATGCATTATCTCTAAAGAAGATAAACACCTCGTCTGTGAACAAGATCAAAACATTCTTGCTCAGCAAATGGTACAAAAAATTTATAGGTCACAGTTTGTTGGGCATGTGTCTTGGTCTCATTCCTGTGATAGGAGCCACAGTGGCTAGTTATGTCAGTTATGGTGTTGAGAAGTTGCGTGGCAGTAGAGCATTATCAAGAGTAGCAGCTTCGGAGACGTCAAACAACTCTGCTGTGGTAGCGAACTGGTTGCCGTTACTGGTGTTCGGCATGCCGATCACTTCGATAGAGATTGTTTTTTTGCAACACTTTAATCAGTATGGGTTCAGCATACAATCATTGTCAAAGACAGAAGCTATTCTTGTGGTCATGGTGTTGTGCTTGTTATCCGCTGTGTGTTATTTTTTAATTGCTTTAAAAACAAATCGTGCATTTTACATTGGGTTGAGTAGATTTATCACTAATCCTCTGTTCAGCATGCTTGTGATATTATTGAGTCTCTTTACATATGCAACCATGAATAACTTTGGTTGGGATATAGTGTTCGTGCATTTACTAGTATTTGTTCCCCTAGGTTGGTTGTTCTACAAGTTAGGCACCAACATGCTGGTAATCACTGTGGCCTTGTTATTAAGCAATCAAATATTCTTCACATTCATGCAACTATATCAAATTTATTTTTAAAGGAAATAAACTATATTAAATATTTAAAATTATGCCAAAACTTATAATCTTTATTCTGTGTTTGATGTCTCTATCTTCACTATTGAGAGCTACAGAAATTCAAACGTATCTAACCAGCAAAGGACCTGCTGTGATTATCACGAATCAAGTGGCGGCGTTGGCACAGTCGAGCAATATCAAGATCAATCCCATACAAAGTGTGAATTGTGGCAGTGCCGTGCAGAAATTTAAGAATGCTCGAACACCGTCTGCTATCTTGATATCTCATAATCAATATCGACTGTCTAGGACTAGTAATCAAGACTGTGTGGTAGACGATTTTGATTCTGCCAAAATACTTTTCATTGCTCATGCCACACAAGAAGTCTGCACGAAAAAAAATAACAGCATACCCATCAACAGAATTGCCACATTGGGCATAGTTAAGTTCAGTCCTTACAATTCCATTACAGAAGAAATGAACAAGAATGTGTTAGATGCAAGATTCAAACATGTTCTTTTCAGCAGCAGCGATGAGATATTACAGGCACTGGTCAATAAAGATATCGATGTAGGATTGATGTCTTTGAGCGTGGCGGCAGAAGCAATCAAGAGCGGATCGATCAATTGTCCATACAGCACCGGTTCTTCTAAATTCCAGCAAAACCCACTCAAAGAATTTACAGGTAGAGATTCGTTTGTAAATCATGAAAGTGTTTCTTTCATGTTCGTTGTTAAAAATTTATCAGTTACGGATGAACAAAAACTTATGCAGTCAATCCGGTCTTTGTCAACTAAGTTATCTCTACAACATATTGATGAGACGATAATGTCACCGTCCAAAGAAGCGGTGACTGGTTTCATTAAGAGATCTAAGTCTGCAGAATATCTTGATTGACAGTGGAATAAAGAATGCCATGAGCTGCGATTATATTGTATGATTGATATATTTTTTACATTCTGTTTGGGTATTCTGTCTGGTTTATTAACTGGGCTAATGCCCGGTATCAATATACTGCTAGGATTCATGTTATTCCTACCCTTTGTTCCTTTAGATCCGTTATGTATAGTATTGTATGGCATCATTGCTAGAATAGGATCACAATTTTTTGGCAGTATGGCCGTCTTATATCTAAAGATCCCAGGGGAAGCCAGTTCTTATCCTGTATTAATGGAATTAAAAAATTTAAAAGGTAAAGATACGTTTAGAGCAGTCATGTTGACCAACATTGGTAGTCTTGTTGCCACTGTTATATCATCTATAATTCTGTTTATAGTTCTATTTTATAATTTTTCAAAAAATATCTATTTTCCTATACTGCTCAAACTCTCAATCTTTTGGTTATTAGTAATAATTGCAATCTTTTCAAATAGAAAAATACTAACAAATATTTGTGTATTAACGACTGCAACTTTCATAAACTTTTATCCCGAGTTCGCAGCTATAGGAAAAACTCATGCACAATCTATTCCCATTTATTATTTCAACACTCAATTGATTTTGATAATAATTTTTGTATCTCAATTATTGTGGCAAAAAATCCCTGCAGCTTCGGCTCAATCTTTATCTCGAGACAAAACAAAATTAGAACTAAAAAAATATATAGGGAAAATTTCATTGCACAGCTTATTTGGTTGTGTATTAGGACTATTGCCTCAGATAGGTGCAACGATCAGCAGTTATGCTTCTTATACTTTTGAACGACTTAGAAAGAACACAGCATTAGATAAAATTACGGCCAGTGAAACTGCTAATAACAGTGCTGCCATAACAGGGTGGTTGCCTTTGCTATTGTTCGGTATACCTATCAGTGCTTCGGAAATTGTGCTGATTCAACATTTTCAAAAATTTAATTTAAATTTTGAATTCTTACAGGCGTATGGGGTTAGTACTATAATAATTTTATGTCTTCTTTTATCAGGATTAATTTATTTTTTAATAGCTACTATGTTAAATCAAAAATATTATGTGTTATTCGGTAAGTTGATGTCTAAAAAATGGTTTTCTTATCTTTTATTTTTATTCAGTTTACTATGTTTTTATCTAATCAACTCTTATGATTTAAAATATTTGCTAATACATCTAGTAATTTTTATGCCCATCGGTTATCTATTGCATTTTTTTAGGACAGACCTTTTAGCAGTGGTAATAGGCTTGCTTTTAACCGATGAAATATACTATACTACTTACAGAGCAATACAAATTTATTTTTAACAAAAGGGGAAACTATGAAAAAAATAATAATAATCACGTTTTTATTGATGTTAATGGCTAGTGTGGCCATGGCACAAAAAATCGAAATTGTGCCGACATCAACACTTAAAGGACCACAAGGTGTGGTTGCCAATGCTGTGATAGATTTGTCTAAATCGGCAGGATTTGAAATTACTGCTGTTCAAAAAAACAGTTGCGGTGAAGCTGTGGATTATTTTGAAAATGCCAAAGGACCGGTTGCGATTGTATGGTCCGACAGTATGATAAAAAATACAGAAGTTACCAAACAGAACTGTATTATCAATTTTGAAAAAGCTTCTGCGGTAGCAGTCACCTATGCACCATATGACGTGTGTGTATTAAAGGGTACAAAATTAGAACCAAATAAAACCTATAAATTAGGCAACAATAAATTCAATCCCAAAGGCTCTATTCTACAACATCTCAACACCAATAAATTTGGAATTAAATTTACAGATGTAACCTACGACAGTTCGGGGGCTGTGGTAACAGGCTTGATCAACAGAGAAATAGAAGTGGGTTATACAGCAACAGGCAATGTCGGCAGTGCTATTAAGTCTGGCTCTATAGAGTGTCTTTACACAACCGGTGCTACCAAATATGGTCAAAAACTGTTGAGTGAATTTACAGAAAAAAGTCAATTGAATGATTATAAATTAGGTATGATGGTATTCGTTAAAAATTTATCTGCAGAGCAGATTGATCGATTACAAAAATCACTGCAAAAAGATTTTGCAACTGCAATGAATCAACAGGATATGGTTGGTAGTAAGATTGCTCCCAATAAAACAGATATAGATCAATTTATAGCTACTGCCAAACTTTACGTAACATATAATTAATAATTTCTAAAATTATCAACTATGGTGTATATTAAAAACAATACAGTATCAAAAATCCCTAAAGCACGGTTATTATACATTATGGGTGCCACTTGGCATAACCAATGCATGTTTGATTTAGATATAGAAAATAACTTTTCTACAATATTGAATAATTATGGAATTGAAACATATTCTTTTAACATTGTTGGATCAGGTCCTCAACCTAAGACAGAATTTATAGGAGATAAACACGAAGATAATGTTAGAATAGCCGAAGAACTAATAAAACAGTATGATATTGATTTTATTATGGGTTATAGTTATGGATGCAAAGTTGTTGAAGATGTAATCAAAAATGTTAATCTAAAGGCAGCAATACTTCTAGATCCGTTAGTTAAAATAGAAATAAAAACTGAATCAATAGACAACGACGACAAAATACAACTATCTAAAGATAATATATCACAATCAATAATACAATATCAAGCCACTATCGATGATAGCATACTCAAAAAACATCTACAGGAATTATGTGCTGGTGATACTATTGTCACAGCATCATATCCAAGATTAGCAAGAAAAACAACAATGTTGTCATCAACCTTGCCCAAACAAATTTTTTTTACAAAAAATTCTAATTTAGAACATCGTTCTAAATTTCTAGAAAATGTGGTTAAATTTTATCCAAATGCTAGTCATTGGATTTTGTTAGAAGAATATAGAAAAGATTTAGCCGCAGATATAAATAATTTTATATTGCAGCACAAATAAAATTTATTAATTATTTCCTACAAAGAAAAGTAACAAATCCTAAATTAGAATTTATAATTTCAACAGAAGAGAATAAAGTCTTTAGAAAATTTATATACCAATCAACCGACTTTAAATGCATATATCCTGCCAGTTGTTTTTCTTTATGTTCAATGTAGGTTTGATCAATGCCGTTATTTCTTTTGAATTGATAATATAAATTTTTAATAAGTTCTGATTGTATTGTTTTATCTGTCATTATTAATATGCCTTTGTTATTTAAATGATTATAAACATCTTTAAGGTAAGATTCTTTATCTTCTATAAAATGTAGAGTCCAGTTTATTAAAACTAATTGAAATATTTTATTTGGGAATTTATCACTACAAATAACTTTATCAGACTGTGTTCCTTTAGCAATCATTTCCTTACTTTGTTCTACTCCTGTAATATTTGTAAATCCGCTATGATGTAAAATATTAAGTGTATATCCTAAAGCACTACCAACATCAATAATTGGATCTGTTTTAGATAATTCGTGTTTAGCAATATCAACACACAAGTTTATTACACGTCTATAATCTGGTATATGATACATTGCTTCCTGTTGAAATCTGTCAGCTACAGTAGAATCAAAGGCCCATCTTGAAATCTTTTTTTCTGCTGCACTTTCAAAATAACTATCCAGAGTCTCCTTAAAATTAATTATTGATGTTGTATCGTCATTCAGTACCATTTCTTGCAAAATAGTTTTTGAGACATCAGTTCTTGTATATCTGACAATGTATCGTTGAGCTCCCATTGTTCCGTCGACCAAACGTACAAAATCATTATATGGATCTAATCCATCTCCGTGATGTGCAGGTTGCAATTTATTTTCTTTACGATGAAACGAATTAACAGACATAATCATATCAAGTGCAGTTAAATTGATAGTAGCTGTAAGACCGTAATAACTATCCGTTACATTTGCATCAGCTTTAACCATTGAAATATTTTTAAATTGAATAAATCCCCATCTAGGATCAGTTTCTTTAAGATTAATAGCATCAATTACTAATATTTCTTTAGTAACACTAGCTATTTTTTTTAAGATATCAATTGTATTAAAAAATACTTGTAAGACTCCAGCAATAAGAACATAATCATATTTTTGATTATTTTTTATACAAATATCTAAAAAACTTTCAATATCAGTTTTAATAATATCAAATACACTTGTTGGCCAATATTTGTTCAGTAATTTACGAGATGTATCAGCATAATAATCTTGTAATTCAACACCCGTATAGTGTGATGCTCCGTGGTGCAATGCCCAATGTCCGGCTGCTCCTAAACAACTTCCTAAATCTAAAATGGTTTTATTTTTAATTAAATCTGGATCTAATTGAACTTGTAATTTATTAGTTAAACTCCTAGCAGAACAAATATTAAAATCTCGAAATTTTCTATTATCTAAGTCGACAAACTCTCTTGCTGATTCAAAAATATTCATAGATTAAAAACTTTTTTTCTTCATCCATTCAAACCAATGAGTGTTAGCTGTCTCCTCTGTAGGATGATCAAATTGGGGCACTTCTTTTTTATATTGAATTAAATTGTTTCTACCTTGTTGCATTAATATTCCTATTACTTCGTCTTCTTGGGCTGTTTCCATCCAACAATCATAAGTTAATTGAGCATATTGGGGGCTGCGATCTAATACTTCTTGATCAAAATAAAACTCTAATGTATTAGCATGTTTGCCTGGAGCATAAGGATATACCTGACTTATAATTGTACAGCCTGGATATGATTCTAACATTACATTTGGGTATATTCCTAACCATAATATTTTAAAACTATCATCATCTAATAATCCTAATTTTTTACACTCATTTAACCACGCATCTGTTTTTTTACTAGAATTTTCTGTTCTTATTAAATTAAGATGAGCGTATTGACAACTCCATCCGTCCCCAAATGCATAGTCATACTGATTTATATCAACAATGTTTCTTAATCCTGGATGATATGAACGAATATGATAAAGATCTAAAAATGTTTCGTAAAATATTTTCCAATCGAAGTTAGCTATTATTGTTTCTCTTTTCCAATTAATGTAATTTTTATTTTTAAAATATTTTAAATCATTTTTTAATTTTTCATTTATTTCGTTAGTCCATGAATTGTTTCCCGACATTAAAAATCCTTGCCACTGAAATATATCTGCGGAAATTAGGTTTTTATCTTTGCATTTTTCAAAACCTCGACCTGTTATAAAATTTCCTTCTTCGTCAAAAGACCATTTATGAACTGGGCACACAAGTTTTTTATTTGTATTACAACTATCTTCTAATAATTTTGCGTGTTTATGGGGACAAGAATTAACAAATGCCTTAAAATTATTATTAATAAACATGCTATTATTTGGGGGATAAGGTACATAATGTCGATTAGATTGAATATCTGTAATTAATCCCAAACATTTTGTACTGTTAATAAAAAAATAATTGTCTTGTTCAGGAGTTCTTTGATTCCAGCTTAAATTAATATACGACATATTACCCTTTATACTTTTCTAAAAATACAGTTATAGTTTTTGATAATAAACGAGAATCTGCAGATTGCCTATCGAGACCATAACCAACCCAGTTTTGATCATAGACTATTGGAAACCTAAAATTAATCTTATAATCAAAATTACCAGAATATGCATTAACCTTTGTTTTATTTTTATTGTATACATCATCTTTTGTAAATTCAAATATATAATCTTTTGCTGGTTTTTTATGAAAAGTAAATTCTTTGTTTATATGATTTTTTAAATTAGAATAAGTCCATAGCTGAAAATTTTCAGTATTAAAAAAAACATTTTTAGAATACTCTTCTAACCTATCCGTAGAAATACTTTTACTAAAATCTCTTTCAGTATAGAAAAAAGGACGTTGACAACTAAATTCCCATTTAAAATTGTAATAAGTCCACCACCACCAATCGGCAATGGTGCTAATATAGTCTGCTTGACCACTTTCTTCTAGATTGCGTGTAATTTTATTCGTAAACCAAGAACCAAACCCTGGTGCGTGTATTCCATGTACCGAACTAGGCTCTAATAATTCTGCCATTTTGACTAAATGATTACGCCATGGATTTAGCTGTTCACCTCTGTTAATAAAATATTTGTACATTGAACTGCTAGGACCAAATAAACAATCACCCGGATCGCCATGTAAAAGTATATATTCATCTAAAAATTCATTATTAACATTCAATTGATTGTAATGAATACAATGAATTTTATTAGATAAAAATTTTTTATAAAAATTGTAATTTTCTAGAACAGAACTGGTATTACAAACAACAGAAAGATTTTCATAATCTACTTTTTTTAAATTTTTTAAAAAAGAAATTAGTACACAAGTCGAATCAATGCCTCCACTCCAGAGTATTGCTATTCTTTTATTTTGACTTTTAGCCTTTAAAAAAAGCTCTAAAGCTCTTTGATCCATTAGGTTAGAAAATTTATCATTTATAAATTTAAATTTTGGCATAGCATAAAATTTATTACTAGTAGCATTCCAAGGAGTAGTAAATTTTCCGCTACGTGCTCTAAAATCTGTTACTCCTACTAATAACGTTGATATAGCTTGCCAATAATTTGCATAAGGATTTTTGTATATTTTTATCCAATCGATCATCTGTCTATCGATTAGTACACTAGATGTGATCTTTTTAAAATAAGGATTTTTATTATCAAGCATTTAACTTAATTATGTTTCTAAAATAAAATGCTCTTAAGAACTGGTACTTGCAAGCCTGTGTAGTGATATCTCGTATTTCACTGTTTCTCTATCAAAATTGTTCATGTTCTCTAATAGACTTTTGCTCTGTGCGTAAACATCTCGGCCAGTTACATTAATACCCAATAACACACAGCTTCCCTCAATGATCTGTTCAATGGTCTTGCCACTATCTCCCAATCTAGTTTTGATTCTTGTGTCTCTTAGGGCTTTCTTAGCAACTGACTCTGTATCTAAATAATTTTTAACATCTGGCAAGTTTTTTAATTTAAGAGCTGAATTGATTGCATCTTCTTCACTGCTGTCGGCTGCTATGTTATACAACGGATTTAATTGATTGAATCTTGTTTCGTAGTTGCTAAAATAATCTTTCCATGCAGCGTTCTGCGCCGATTTTACAATTATATCATTTATTTTACTATTAGTAGTAAAACTTGTGTATGATAAAATATTTGTTAATGATTCATTGTAAGTTTGAATGGAAATTAAATTGTTGTATTCTGATGTTATTTGTTGTGCTATTGTTGTCTGTGCTTCTACTAATAAAGATTTTATATTTGAATATACTGATGCCGATAGTGTTGTATTAAAATTATTAGCTGCTGTTTCAAAAGCACTGAGCAAACTATTAAATGTACTTTCATCATAATAGGTACTGTCATCTAACGAATCTATAAAATTAATTAAATTTTGTGTAGCAGTTTGATATGCAGTATCGGTTGCTAAAGAGTTGTTAGTTATGGTTTGAACAGAAGCTGTTATATTAGTCAAATGATTATTCATTGTTCCTCTTAATGTACCAAAATGATCATCTACACCTTTACCATTAGAACCTGCTTCGGTACCATACAAAGTAAAATGTAGATCTTGTGTTGCTTGCACTTGTCCTAGATATTCAAAAAATGACAGCGGCATGTTACCCGAGTGGGAACCTGGGTCTATAGTAACTTGTGATGTTGCTGTAGGATCATTTCCGTATATGGTTTTTAACTCTGTTCCCGACGAATCTAATATCAATAGATTTGCTCCGCCCACACCTCCTGTACTAGTAACTGTTCCTGTAAGAGCAGCAGTTTCTTCTAAAAATAAAGTTCCATTCAACATATTTGTTGTGTGATTTTCTAAATCTTGTAGATATCTGCCTATGCTAAGATGTGGTTGAACATTCATAGAAGCTTTTAAAGAATCTTTCTGCGTGTCTGTCAGTACTGTGCTGGTATCCGTTTTGTTAGATAATGTTTTTGTTTTAGTAACAAATCCAATATTGGCAGCATCAATATTATCCTGCACCAATTTGTTAGTAAAATTAGGTTGAGCGTTAGTTATTGATGTTAATCCTTGATGTACAGTCATATCTATCCGTTGGCAAATACATTAGGACTACCTTGTATAACCATTGTACAGGTTGGGTCTCCTACTCGTCCTAGGTTTAATCCCTCTGCAAATACATTTGGGGAACCCCTAGAAAGACGAGCGGTATGAGGAACACATATTCTTCCAGCTGGCCTTAAATGTACAGTATTACTGTGTCCTGCACAGCTCAGTGGTAGACCATTTGCGAATACTGATGCTACATGTCCTGCTCTAAACGGTGTAGAACAATGGACCTTTTCTCTATCTCCTAATCTTGCTACTGCTGGCATACCAGTATTTATGGATAGTAATTATGTGCTACTATAATTTGAACTTCTTAAACTCGTCTTTTTTAATATCTTGTTTGATTCCGCCGATGATGTAACTTTCTATTTCTGTCTCTTGGGGAGCCACTTGCATGCCTTTAGAACTTAACCAGTGTGAGGTCCATGGTAGGGGATTTTGGTTTCCGGGTATGTCAAACTCTGGGTCAAATCCCAGTGCTTTTAATCTTTTATTGGCAGTGTATTCCACATACTGTCCCAACAACTTCTCATTCAATCCTATGATAGAACCATCTTTGAATAGATGTTTTGCCCAAGCCTTCTCTTCTTCTACACAAGCATGGAACATCTCAATAACTTTTTTATCCTGTCCTTTCATTACTTTCAGCATGTCTCGATCATCACCTTTTTGCCATGCTTTGATAACGTGTGTAGTTAAATTTAAATGTGTGGCTTCGTCTCTGGCAATCAAAGAAAGTAGTTTAGCAGATCCTTCCATTAGTTTTAATTCTCCAAATGCGAATGTACAAGCGAATGATATATAGAATCTTAAACCTTCTAGTAGATTCACATTGATCATGGCCAAATACAGTTGTTTCTTTAATTCTTCCACATCACCTTTGCCATTCACTGTGTATTGCAGAGCCATTTCTCCAAATGAGTCATAGTTCTCTGTAACTGACACTGCTCTTTTTAAAATCTCTTTGTCATTCAATATAGTGTCAAACACTTCCGATGGATCTGAATATATGTTCTTCATGATGTGTGTGTAGGCTCTTGAGTGTATGGTTTCAAAGAAATCCCAAGTCACAATACAACCTTCTAGTTCTGAGTTAGAACAATAAGGTAGGAAGTTAAGACATGGTCCTCTGCCTTGCACAGAATCCAACAGTGTTTGATATTTTAAATTGCTAGTGAATATGTGTTTCTGCTCTGGACGAAAGTTAGCATAGTCTGAGCGATCTTTTTGCAATGATACTTCTTCGGGTCTCCAGAAATAACCCAGCATGGTTTGATTCAGTTTATCGAACTGTGGATATTTGAACACATCATATCTTTGAATGGCTTGATCTTCTCCAAAGAACATGGGTTCCTTAGACCAATCCACTGCATTTCTATTGAATACTGTTTTTGTCATAGTTTA